TTCCAAGGAAATGACTTACGATCAACAACAATAAATATTCTATTCGATTGTTTTTCAAATGTGTCAAAGCAGTTGCAACTTTAACACCAGAAGTAATCTGTTCTGTAGTAGCAGGAATAGTCATTCAAATCACATATCCTGCATCGGTTCAGCCAGGTACCCACGATGGGTTCCTGGTATCATATCTATTTGGAACACCAAATTAGCTGGAGTCTCACCTTTGTTGATACTCTCAATAATAACTAATCCACAAGGAAAGTTACCACCTTTTATTCGGGTAACACCAATATTGGTTGTTGCCGAAGTAGAATATATCTGAGAAATATCATGAAATTCCAAACCCGGAAGTTGGGTTGCTCCACCAGGGTAATTAACCTGGGTGTATGGAAGATCATCATTCTCATTTTCTGCATTGTCGAGTATCTCTGGACTGGCAGAACCATCATCAAACATAGCACTCATCCAATTATTAGCTGACGAAGCAGCTGGCCCAACTGGGTCAGGTGATTGAGGAAAAGACCTGCTATCCGCATATCCTTCAATAACTCCCTTCGAAGCAGCAGTAGTAGCCCCAACCATATGAAGAGTAAATTCAGTTGGGTCAATTAACGTTCCAGTACCATCAGCAGCTGTCTGAGGTAGAACGACGTGAGACGGATCCCACTCTCCTGGTGCTGCAATATTACCTAAAGCATCAACAGGCAATAAATTAGCCGCAAAACCGGCTGTTCGATGTACAACATCAGCATGAACTTTAAAATCACTAAATCTCGCACGGAGAGATTCGTTTCCACCCTCTTCGAGTGTATCAGACATTTGTTTATTCCATAAAGCAAAAGTTTTATGCCAAGAATTACTTGTCATCCAGGTATTAGGAATCTTTTGACAAGATACCAAAGCAGACTGAGTAGATTGAATTTTAATTCCGGCAACAGCCCAATTCAAACCTTGTCTATAAAAGCGTCTCGCCAAAATACTCGCACATTGAGATAAATCAATTACAGATCGTAACGTAGCACCTGGTGCAACTACACCAGTAGCAAATGTAAAAGTCAACGGTGAAGGTTGAAGTTTTGCAGGTCGTCTCTGAAGAGTCCTAGTTCTCTTGGCCATGGGCCATATGCGGGGGGTGGAGGTCTATAAATAATTCCCACCACAAACACCACCCAATGCACTACACGTTGTCGTAGCCCAGTATAGAAGGAATCGCAGTACACATGTGCACCGGATTCTATCTTCTCTACCCTTTTCAACCGGCAGTGACGGTTTAAGAATTAGTGAGTAAAATACCCCACGAATTTCAACACTTGCAATGGATAATGACATTGCCAGTAATACGCAAAGTTTTGCTGTAACAATTTAATTGATGAGAGATCAACAACTGTCGAGTAAGTTTCAAGCTAGAAACATCAACATCACAAGTACAATGTTCAGATAAAACATATTCATGTGTACCATACAAAGCGACTACTTGTTGACAAGTCATGCTCTAACCTCCCTTCGAAGACGAGCACATTTTCCGCATCGGGTACATGATGGACTACCTTGCGTCAAGATTCGGTTACAAACTATACAGAAACCGACTCCAGGTTTTTCCGGATTCCGGCGACTCATCGCCAACACCCACAATAAGAAAACCCACACCTGGAACAAGTCCAACTGTCTGTAGTAATCAAGATTGAAGTGAGGTAATGGAATTCCATAACCCCCACTGAATGATTAAGGCTAATAAACATTAATCAAAATCAAATCCCCAAAGGGATCTATTTACTGCAACATCATAAACGTCGTAGGCCAATAATGCCCAACCGACACCAGGTATCAGACGGGCTCCAACTCGCCCACCAACTTTACCAGCTACACGTGCACCCGTTTTGTAAGCTGGGGAAGCACCATGAAACATATTCCATACTGGCATAGGATAACCAATAGCACTTTTAACATAAGTAATGCCTTCAAGCACAGGTCGAGGACGTAAGCCCATCTCAATCAATTTAGCTGGTAACAAAACATTACCAACCAAAGTAGGTATAAAAGCCATAGCCATAATGGCCATACCGGAATAAGCAATACGAGGATTATCTGATTCCAAAGTGTCTTGAATCCAAGGAGCAAACTTCCTCAATGGATAAGACAATAATTTATTTCTTTCATCAAGTATCGATAAAATCATTATTCCACCCACTCATGACTGCAATTGTAGCAAATGCAATGAGTAATGCCGTCTTCGATAGTTGCACAATCAGTACGACGTAATCTCCAGCCACATTTAGAACATGGTTCAACCCCCCCAGAGGCCACTGTCGTTTTAACGGGGTTAGTGGCATGAGACAATAAAATCACCTTTTCTTAGGTGCAGAAACCAGTTTCTTAGTTGATTTTTTCTTATTAGTATAACGGTAACGAACTAACTTACCGTCCTTTTTAAAACTCTTTCCATAATTGTAAGCCATTAAAAACACACTCCGTTTATCCTGGAAAGAACTATCTCAGTAATTCCAAGGAAATGACTTACGATCAACAACAATAAATATTCTATTCGATTGTTTTTCAAATGTGTCAAAGCAGTTGCAACTTTAACACCAGAAGTAATCTGTTCTGTAGTAGCAGGAATAGTCATTCAAATCACATATCCTGCAT